TTTTCGTCTGTTCTTTTATTTGCTTCAATAAACCCGAAACGGGATTGCCGAAGCGGCGCGCGCCGCCCGGCAATCCCAAGCCTCCACAGGCTTTGATTTCTGTTGTGTTACGGGTTCTCTGCCTCCATCAGGGCATTCAGGTCCGGGGAATGGGCCTCGTCCAGCACCTGCACGTCCTCCAGGCCGTCAGCGCGGAGAGTGCAGACCTGTCCGGGCTTGATCTCGTAGAGGAACATGCGCAGCAGCCAGTTAAATCTGTTCAAATCCTCCCTGAAGGAGACCAGCATTTCCCGTATCTCCGCAAGGGTGGGCACCTTGTATTCCCCGTCCGTGGTCTCGGCGGGCGCTCTCCCGGTGTCCAGGTTTTCGGTGAAGGCGTTCAGCTTGTCCAGCAGGCCGCTCAGCTCGTCGTCGGCAACGGGTTCCGCGCCTCCATCCTCGCCGTCCATCCCGGCCACAATCTCCGAGATCACGCTGCTCATGTCGAACCAGCGCCCGAAGTAGACCGCCAGTCCGGAGGTCTTCAGCTGCATGGAATTGGGTTTGAACTCCAACCGCAGCAGCACCGGAACGGTCAGGCCAGGGCGGCAGACCATGCGCACCGTGCGGCCGTCCTGTCCGGCAGCGCCGGTTCCGCCGTAGAGCATGTCGCCGTAATAGGTCCTGGCCCACTTAAGCAGCTCGGAATCGAAGAAGGAGTCCATGGTCAGCTGCGTCTCGTTATCAGCTTCCGTGGCGTCTCCGGCTGCCTCCGCGTCCTCCTCAGCCGGGGCTTCCGCGAAGATGACGTCCAGCCTGTCGAAGATGAACTGGGGCAGCTCCTCCTTGGCAAACTCCCCGTCGCCGCCGATGATGCGAGCCAGCTCGTCCAGGGCGCTCTCATAGCCCGGCGCGCCGTCGATGATGTCGATGGTCCGCTGGATAAGCCCGTCCACGTTGATGCTGTAGATGGCCAGCGCCCAGTTGCCGTCGGTGAACTGCTCGGTGTCGGGCAGGGTCAGCGTCAGCAGCGCCCGGTCGTCATCGAAGGTCTCGGGCATCTCGCCGGTGCGGATGCGGGTGGCGTCGATGGCCGCCGTCAGCGGGGCCTCATAGCCCTCCATGCCCAGGTTCTTCAGCACCCAGGGCAACAGGTCGGCCAGCTGGGGATAGTCGGTGCCGGGCACCATCGTGCAATCCACCGCGAACCAGTAGGCCCTGGCCTCCTCCAGCGTCATGCCGCCCCTGGCGCACAGCTGCCACGCCAGGTAGTTCAGCAGCGAGGAATTGCCGTGCACGCCGCCTCGGTCGTTCAGCTCGGTGGGGTCGCGGACCTCGGGCACGTAATGCAAATCCCAGGTGTACTCGGGCTGCTGGAAGCGATGGGGGTCGCTCATGCTGCGGATCGCGTCGCCGATGTCCTCGCCGATCAGCCAGTCGGGGTCCTCGGCCTCGCCCTCATCCAAATTCATGTTGTCGCAGATGTTGCCCTGGATGTCGCTGATGGCCTCGTTGATGGCGCCGTAGTCGTTCATGTAGGCGTTGTAGGTCATCACCGAGTGGGTCACGCAGTGGGTAAATTCGTGGGCCAGCACGTCCAGGCACTGGGAATAATCATTTGCGCTGCTGGACAGGAACAGCTGCCAGCCGTAGTACTTGCCGGCGTAGGCGGCATTGTCGATGGCCTTGTGGTCCTTGTCGCAGAAGTGCTTCAGGATCAGTATGGGGGTGTCCAGGCCGTCGCCGCCGATCCAGCCGATCTCCTTGTAGTAATCCCAGGCGCGGCAGTAGTTGTACAGAGCCATCAGGCAATTCTCATCCCAGCCGGTGTTGTCCTTCGAGGCCTCAAGCACCACCCGGCCCTTGTCGTACAGGAAGCTCCAGCAGTCCGCCACGGCGATGCGGCGCTCGAGGTTGCCCAGGTACACCATGCCGGTGCGGCTGTCCCGCATCAGCTGGAGGCTGATCTCCCGCTGCCTGCCGTCCGCCAGGGTCACCGTGCCGGTGTAGTCCACAGGCTCCATGAATTCAAACACGTAGGCGGCGTTGTAGCCGGAGTTGCCGGCCTCGTCGCCGGGGATGACCGTGGGCAGGCTGTACAGGTACGTTCCGTCCAGGTCCACGTAGTGGGCCAGGTAGGGCAGGTCGGAGCCCCGGGTGAGGCTGGCCTGGGTATTGACGGTGTACACCACCCAGGCGAAGCGGCTCTCTTCCTTTTCCTCCTCGGATTCCATGTCGATGCCCCGGTTGACCGGCAGGATCACCTTTTCGGTGCGCCCTTCCACCAGCTGCACCGGGCTCTGCCGGGTTTCCAGCATGTGGCTCAGTACCAGCGCCTCGGCCTGATCCGCCGCGATGCCTTCGGCCTGAGCCTCGTCGGGAAGCTCAGCCTCCACGCTGCCCACCAGGCCCAGCATGGCGCCGGAGCCGTCGGTGATCACCTTGGCTGCGCCGCCGGAGACGGCAAACGTGGTGCCGGTGCCCAGAACGGTGTCTGTAACCGGAGTCACGGTAGGTACGCCTGCCGCAGCGGACAGATACTTCTGTGTTTTGCTGACGGTGGGCACGGTCACGGTGCCGGTCACGGTGGATGCCGCGTTGGTGCCGGTCACGGTGGTGGTGTGAGTGTGGTTGGAAGCTGCGGCATCGTGGACGTTGCCCAGTTTCTCCCAGGCGGATGCCTTTGCAGTGCCGGAGATCGCCTCAATGCACACATACTCCGCACCGCCCGCCAGATACACGTCGCCCACTTCTGCGGAAGTCAGCGCATGGACTGCGGACTCGCTGGCCTGGGTTCCCTTAAATTTCAGGACGGAAGCAAGGCCAAGATCTTCGATTTTGTGGATGGCCTGTGCGTCATGGATCTCGTAGGTAGTCCCGTTGGGCAGCTTGATAGAGCTGATAATATTAGCGGAATGAGCCATATTACTGTTTCCCCTTTTCTAATTAAATCTTGAAAATCAAGGCGTTCTGTGTGGTGTCTACCTCCACTCCCACCTTTTTGTCCAGTTCGGTTTTGATCGCCTTCTGGGTCATGGTTCCATCTTCAGCGGATCCAGTAGTGGCGTACAGTTTTGTCAGGCCGGTCGCCTGGTCGGTTCCGATGGAGTAGGTCGTATCGGTGTCCTGAGTCTGGAAAGAATGCACGGACCCGTCACCCTTGATATATGTAACGGTCTGCCCGTCCACGGACAATCCGATAATAGACTCGTTATATTTTGCAGAGACTGCACTTGCGCTGGCTGCGCCGATGTTTTCCGGTGTGATGGCCAGGCTCTTTCTCGCCTCTTCTGCGGTTGCAGCGCCTGTGCCGCCCTTTGAAATGGGCACGATGGGTAGCCGATCACTGGACAGGGTGCCGGATTTGATGTCGCCGGCAGCGTGGTCATGGGTTGCATCCGCCTTGGTGCCGATCAAAGTTTTGAGTTTTGAAAGCACCCGGGTCAGGTTATCCTGGCTCACATACTTAATAGGCATTGTAATCTCCTTTCTGCGGGAATCCCCACACATAGCGGGTGTTCCCCGCATCTTATCACCCGGCCCCCAGCATTACGCCGGGGGCCGGATTAAGATTAGTCGCCTATTGCTTAGGCGTTGACCCAGATCTCGTCGATCTCCGCATCGGTGAATGCCACCAGCTCGGAAGCCTTGACGTAGTCATCCTCGATAGCCTTCACGCGGGCGCCCATAGCGGTGTCCTTGCCGTTGGTGTACTCATTGGCAGCAGCCAGGGTAGCAGCGTCGCCGTCAGCGACCTGCTTGGCAACGGAGCCAGCGGTGGAAGCGTCGCCGTTCAGGGTAGCGATGGCGTTCTTGTTCTGAGTGACCTCACCCAGCAGAGTGGTGTACTCACCGCCGTGAGCGGCGATGTACTCCAGGGCCTCCTTGTAGGTGTTGATGGTGCCGTCGTCAGTCACCTGAGCGGCCCAGGCGTTGATCGCGTCGGCGATCTTCTTGTCAACGGAGCCCTCAACGCTGGAGTTGCCGTTCAGAGTGGCGATGCCCTGCTCATTGATGGTCACGCGGCCATCCAGAGCGGTGATCAGAGCCTGCAGGGCCTCCTTGTCAGAGGTCTTCAGGTAGTCGGCCACAACGGCAGCCAGGTCAGTGACGGCCTGATCCCACTTGGCCTTGTCGCCAGAAGCGATCTTTGCCAGTTCCTCAGCGTTGGCGTGGCTGTGCTTCTTGGCGACAGCGTCAGCCAGGTTGGCCTCGGTCTGGGTGTAGGTGTCCAGCAGCTCCTTGTTGGCGTGGCTGTGGTTGCCCTCAGCAGAGGCGTTGACCTTCTCCAGCAGGGCAGCGGACAGGTTGCTCTCGCCGATCTCGTTCAGAGTGGCGACAGTACCCATACCGTTGATCTTGGACAGCAGCTCGTTGGTCAGGTCGTTGGTGGACAGACCCTTGCCGGTCTCCTTGGCAACGTAGGTTTCCTTGATCTTACCCAGGATTCTGCTCAGATTAGCCTGGGATACATACTTGACTTCTGCCATGGTAAAATTACCTCCAAAAAATATTTTTTGTTTCAGCTATATATTTACCGGGTTTACCCGGTTGCTGACTTGAATTTGCGCTTAAAGCGCAATTTTAGTGGAAAAATAATGCTATGTGCGCTTACACACCTTCACCCATTATGTTGTTCCACACGTCGTCGATTTCGCCGTCCGTCATGACCGGGCCGCCATCGTCTTCTGCCATATCCTCCAATTTGTCCAGAGCTTCCTCCAGACCGGTGATAGACTCGATGGGGTGCTGATCCTCCGCATCGCGGTTGAACAGGAGTGTGTGGTCCAGAGGCACGGTAAAGCCCATGTCTCCGCCACCTTCGCCGCCGGAATAGGAACCCAGAGCAGCGTCGATCTCTTCGTTGGTGGCCGGGCGCATGTCCTCCTGGAAGCCTTCCAGAGCGTCCTCCACAAACTGCTCCATTTCCTCATGGGTAACGGAACTTGCGGGATCCACAGTCACGTCCACGCCATCGGCCATGCCGTAGTAGATCACCAGGTTCCAGGTAGCAGAATAACTGGGGATAATGTTGTTTGCGGGGATGCCGGTGCCGCCGTCCTCGTCCTCCACCTGGGTAACGTAGAACAGGATCTCGCCCTTGTCGGGATCCTGGGCGTACAGGCCGATCTGTCGGCCGATGTAGCTTTCCGTCACATTGCTGTTGTCCAGTTTGCAGGGGATAACGCACTTGCCTTCCTCCGGGTAGCTCACTGTGGAGAAGGACAGCGCCTGCATAGGCTCCATGACGGCCTTCAGGGTGTTCAGCTGCTCGGGATCCACCCAGCCGGCGCCGATCTCTGCTCTGATGATGTTCAGGGTATGACCCTTCACCAGTTTACTCAGCAGGCCCAGACCGTCGTTGGTGATGACGCCCGCCTTCCAGGAGTTGGGGATTTCGATGATGTCACTCATTGGTTCTTACCTCCTCGATGGTAAATTCCTCGCTGCTGAAAATCGGGGAGGCGATTTTGAATGCCGTCTCCACTGCGATTCGCGCAGTCCGTTTAATGTCAGTAATGTTGTAGACCTCTCTTGCGGCTATGGGAGTAGCCAATTTTGCCTCATGTTCGATTTCCGTCCGGGTTTCGATGGCAATTTCGTTGGGATTAACGCCAAAACTCTCTCGCATAGTCACCACAGCGCCCAGCTGGATGGCTTTTTCCAGAGTCGTCTGCAGCGTCAGCTTGATTGCTTCCACACCGACGGAGTATTGCTCGTCCATCGTTGTAGCGGCCGCCATCTTCAGATCCGTTTCGTCCACCGGATTGTTCACGTTGACACGGTAAATGAGATGGGCCGGCTTGCGCTTTTCCAGGACAGAGAGGGCGTGGAGGAGCTTTCCAAAATCCGCCACCGTATCCATGATCTCCACCTGGAAGGTGTTCTTTGCCACCCTCTCGGTGATCTCCACCGGCACCTCCAGCACCCGCTCCATGGCCTTCGCCAGTTTTTCTGGGTTGCAGGGGGCGCGGAACCGGATCTTTTCCAGCAGCCGCTCCCGGCGGTCTTCCATGGTTAGCCGGCTGTCCCGGTGGAGGCCGTAGTGATCCTCCCAGTAGTCCATCAGCAGCGTGGTGGTCATCGGGTTGGTCTCATACCGCAGCTTTTCCGCAATGGTGACGATCTCGCTCAGGGCCACGCCGATGGCCTCGTAGATCCACAGCGCGACGTAGCTGTCTCCGTAGATAGGGGAGACGTAATCAATGATTTTTTGGGCGATCTCATGTTTCAGGATCCGCCGCATCAGCTCCGTCTGTTGCTTCATAGGCGCTCACCTCACACGGATCCAGTGGTCAGGTCCAGATTTTCCACCTCGATGATGGGCAGCTGTCTGGCCGTGATCGGGATATTGCCGGTTCCGTAGGCGATGTTCTCTCCGCTGTATTTCAACCCGACCTTCAGACCCTTATGATCGTTTACACCTGCCACAGAAGAAAGAATGGACCAGATACGGGAGTATTTGATCTCCTTGTCCACAAGTGCCTCCGGGATGTACAGAGCCAGAGCAGCCATGAAATTAGCCTTCACGGATTCCAGCGTCGCCTCATATTCCAACTCCGTCGTGGCCTTCACGCAGATGGTCAGCGTCTCCGGCGGGATAACAGAGAGATACGCATTGACGGGAGCCAGACGGCTTTCTTCGTCGTCGGGCCTCATAATGTAATTATAAACCGACTCGCACAATTCTTCGGTTGCAGGGGCGCCGTTTGCGTCGATGATAATGATCGTCACCAGCCCGGTGTCGTCGTAAGCTGGGATCACGATGGCCGCGCCCACACCATCCACATTTTCTGCCCAGCGCTTGTAGTCGGCCACATTGCCGACAAAGCTCTCACCCTGAGTCCGGTCGTATTCCGTGATTCGCTCCTGGAGGGATTCGTCGCTTTCCCGCTCCGTGCCGCCGGTGATGGGCTCCTCGTTGGTCACGGCCTTGATGCCGGTCAGCTTACTGCCCACCAGGATCACAGTATCCCGGATGGTGTTGCCGACGCTGCCGACTTCCGTGCATTCCACACGCACTCTCACGCAGGCAGGGATCACGATCTCCTGCAGCGTTTCGTACTGGACGCTAGGATACTGGTCGGAATAGCGGGAGGAGAAGATGCTGCCGGCCGGGATGACCGTGCCCACCTTTCCGGTGATGGTCAACAAACCGGAAGCATACTGCGGATCCAATTTCTCGTTGAACCGGATCGCCTCTTCATTGACTGCGGAAACAACACCATCAATCTGGTCTTTTGCGAAAAACGGCGTATTTTTCACAACATTTCCGGCAGTTCCCTCCTCGATGCAGCGGATTGAAGCCTTTACAATGGCCTCGTCGGTGATCTCCCCGTCCTCCGTGGTCCGGTAGGAAATGGAGGGCTCGTCGTTGATGGAGACCGTGGCAAAGAGGCTCCCGGCGGGGATTTTCGATCCGATCTCTCCGGTGATGGTGATCTCGCCTGTGGCCGCCGTGGCGTCCAGCCGCTCCATGTTCCGGGTTTTGGCGTGATAGCCCAGGAATTCATCGTAGGAGAATTCCGGGAAGATCAGCTTGATCACCTCCGGCAGAACAAACTCGCAGACCTCCGCCACGACCAGCGCCGTGGGCCTTGTTTTGTTCCACTCATGGCTGCCTTCGCTGATGTCGATGTCGGCGGGCAGAATGCTCTTCATGATTTCGTGGACCTCGTCCACGCTGTGATGCTGTAAAAATTCAGGTATGACAAATTCCGCCATGTCAGCTCTCCCTTCTGGTGATGTAGGCCGTCACATCTATCGTCACATCCTCATAGCCGTGCAGAACGGCCCGGACCAGGATGGCGTCCGGTGCCGGCCAGGAAAATTCCAGGCTTTCCACATATTCCGTCCGCTTGTAGTCGTCGGCCAGAACGGCCTCGGTGATCTGCCGGGCCAAGATGCTTTCCGCTTCCTCCCGGGATCCCGCAGCGAAAACCTTGTCCAGTTCGATGCCGAAGTCGGTGGAGTAGGCCAGGTGCTTGTACCGCTCGGTGCTCATGCAGTTGATCACCCATGCCTTCCAGCTTTCCACGCCGTCGCTGTCCAGGATCTTGTACTTTCCGTCCCGGCGGTAGTCGCCGATCTCGTAGTCAAAGGCGGATCCGTTGCGGTAGCCGATGGGCTGCTCCTCCAGCCGGTCCGCATCGGTGATGATTTCATATTCATAGCCTTCCGGCAGCAGATTAGGCATGCTCTCCCTCCTTAATTCGGCGTGATGGTGTCTCCGGCGACCACGATGCTGATGATGATCGGCTCATGGCCCACCCAGATCACCAGTACGCGATCCCCCGCCTTCAGCCGCCGGAAAACGGATGGGACGCGATGGTCGTGCAGGCCGTCGGTGGTGTGCTTGTGGCCGCCGTCGCCGCTTTCATGGCCGCTGTGCTCGCCTTCGTAGTGCTTGTGATAGGTCCTGGCAGGGACCATGTCGGTGTTGTAGAGCTCGTTGTAGGTGTAGTAGGTTTCGTGGGTCAGGCTCAGATCCACCATGTAGTCGCTGGGACTGATCTTTCCGGGCAGGCTGTCCACGCTCAGGCTCAGATCGCCATTGATGATGCCCAGCTCCACCGTCACCGGGATCGCCGCCTTTGCCGTTTTGGCCATGCGGCTGGTAAGCGTATTGCCCAGCCGCTGGATGTTGCTGCTCATGGCCGTTCCTCCTTATGCGTTTTCCACAGTCAGCGTCATCTGCTTTTTGGAATTGCTCAGATCCCGGTCGATGCCAACAACGATGTAGGTGCTGGTCATGTCGCCGGCGCTGGCTTTCACCCTGTCTCCTTTTCGGATCCATGGGATGTCCACCGTCGTGATTTCGTACTCCCACTTGGGCTTCCCGTCCGCATCGATGATGCTCTGGGCTTCCTTTTTGGTGTCATCCAGGCTGGTGTTTTCGTCCCGGGTGATGAGCTTTTGCAGGGTGCCGTAGGCTCCGGTATTCCCGGAGACCGTTCCCTCCACCTTCTGGCGGTCCTCTTTGTCCGCCTTGCCCAGGATCACCACCTGGGTGGTCATCCCTTCCATGGTGCATTCGCTGCTGGTCTGGATCGCGTTCTGGCCGCTTTTGATCGTGTAGACCCGGCTGTTGGATCCGATGGTGCGGATGTTCACCACGTCCTTTTCGCTGGTGATGACGTATTTCTTCCCGGTTCTGTCCTTCACCAGATCCAGCACATCGCTGGTCACGATGTCGCTCATGGTGCCCCGCAGGGCCAGCTTGGAGTGGGTAATGCTTTCATAGCTGTATTCCAGCTTCACACCCCACTTGCTGCAGAGTGTGGAAAGAATCTCCTTCGTGCTCTTGCCGGAGGCGAAAAACTCCGCATCCTCGCTCTCCTGCCAGTAGATCAGGTTGTCGTAGCACTTCAGCGTCAGGTTGTGGCCGTCCAGCCGGGACCGGTAGGAGCGGGTCCAAACGTAGCCCCGCCAGACCTCCTCGCTCCGCTCTCCGTCGTCCGCGTAAATAAATACCCGGTCTCTCACCTTCAGCAGGGAGGACAGCCAGGATCCGCCGACCTTCACGTTGACCAGATCGATGGTGCAGCTTTTGGCGATCTGCTTTTTCTGCTCGGAAAAGCCGATACTCTCCACCGCGTTGGTCAGGTTGTATTTGGTCTGACCGGATACGATGTAGACCGTATAGATAGGATTCTTGACGGATGCCTTCATGCTGTCACTCCTAATTCTTGGTCAGGATTTCGTT